CCTAACTCAATATCGAGCATCTTTGATTACCTATTCCGCAATGACTTTCTATAAAGTATCCAACAATGACAAGCTTTCTTCGAAGAGATACCAGGTTATGCAGACTAAAAGCTACCGTAAGAAGGTTGCGGAAGAAGTTATTCCGCAGTGGAGGAAGGATTACGAGGAGTGCGGGAAGCTGCTGTCTGGACTAAGGGGTGACGACTTAATTAGAGTTGCCATGTGGAGGCAGGAACTGTTCAAGGAGGAGCTTCAGAAGGAGGAAGCAAAGGCTCGTCACCAGGCACATCTGGAAGACATTCACAATGGGAGGAGAGCCTCGGAGGCGGCTGCAATGAGGAGGAGGGAGGAGTTAAATGCCAGGATTGAAGAGGCAAAAATCAGAATGAGGAGGTCAAGCCTACCGGCGCGCAAGACAGCAGGTTTCTCAAGAACTTTTGCGAGAGCAAAGACTGCTAAGGTATGCGACGGGGGCAAGTTCATTAGTAAAGAGAGATTTTCGGAGAATTACCCGAAAAGCACAAAGGGGAAGTACTTTGAGAGGAGGAAAGAGGACAAGACTTTGATGGTCAGCAAGGGTCTTGAGTGGTTCAAAAAACAGAGAGACAGGAAGACAGGAGAACAGAAAGAGGAGTGGGAGGCCCCTAAGTTAGAGTGGTTCCGAGGAATAGGGAAATATTTATCGCGGAAGGCGATGAACAAGCTGGTGCACGCCCTAAACGGCAACATCTTCTCTATGCATTTGTACTCTGACGTGATAGAGTTCGCTGGGTACAGAGAAGGTAAAAGGATGGCATCGTACCGGGTGCTCTTCCATGAAACCGACAGTTATTACGACTGCGTAGGGCAGAGGTCTGGCGAATTTTACGCTCCAAGGTCTCTGGTGGAAATGGAGCTAACAGAATCTGTTCCGATAGAGCCGAAAAGGGATCTAGCAAGCAGGTGGTCTTCTTTCAAGTGGTTGGAACTAGAGGAAGGTGACGTAGTCAAGATCTCAGAGGACATGTTCGCAGCTTTCATATCGTGCGGTCAATTTTGCGATAGATTTGTGACACCAATAAACCTTGACGGTCTGAGTGTCAGCAATAGATTCGACTACGTAAGATCATCCGGGATTCCCAAAGAAAGGTTGAGGTCACTGGTGCAAGAGGCAAGCACCCTAGAAAGTCTACAAGTCTTAACAGTCCCGTATCAGCAAGCAGTCTCCGAACTGCATGCTCACCCGACAACCTCGACTATGTCCCAGTACGAAAGGTCCCGACACGACTATCTTGGGGCAGCATTCTGCAGGTTCTTCGGAATCAAAGACTCTAGCGACGTTGACATGAGACTGAAATATGGGTACCACGGAGTGGACAGCCAGAAGACTCCTGACCTGACATTCGAGAGATTTGATAGAAGGGCAGTGATTCACATCGTTGACTTCAAGGTTACGATCGGAAACGAAGAGGCAGTGTATCATGATGCCAGGGGCAAGTACGCAGGATTAGCAGCAGGCCTATCCGCTTTCATCAAGAAGTCTGTGACAGTGACACCTGTGGTACTAAATGCGATCACTGGAAATATCAAGATGGGAGTTTTCCAAAAGTCGCAAGTCGAGTTCATGAACTCAGACTTCATTAAGGAAATCGTTGCGGTTCAGAACGGAATCGAAGCTAGCCCAATGAGAGCACTACAAGGAGTGGGTCTGACTGCACCTTCCGAGATCTGGAAGAAAATAGTGGAAGAAATCTGCCCGAAGAGAAATGACAATGAATACCCGGTCTCAGATCACATGAGCGAGGACGAGGTGCATAGATCCACTATGAATTGCAACCTAGGGTTTAATGACAAGGTTGCTCTCGGACTAGACGCTGTCCCCCCGATGCCAGCGCCGGCTAAGGATCTGACTGATTTCTATCAGTTACCAAGTATCGTCGACGTGTCAGAGAGGAAAGCAGTCACAATGACCTGGGACAGGAACGAGTTGGCAGTGAGGAGAGAGCACGAGGACAAGATAGGCGGATATCGAGAAGAAGATTTCAGGAAGCTGGAATATATTTTGGAGGAAGTTAGTGAAAAATGGGTTGACTCGCACACGAGGTACTTTGAGGATCTTTGCTTTTCCTTAGAAAGAGCTAGGAAATTCAGGAGGGAGGACGGGAAGAGAGTTAAGAGAGGAACAATTAAGTTCGACTACGGAGTTTACTTCTTCGAAATTCAAGCTGGCAGGGGTCTGACAGACAATAAGCTGGTAACTGTAAGATTCGGAATAAGGCAAGACCTATTGCCTCCCGGCTTTGACAGGTCTTACAATATGAAAGGGGAGATGGCTATCACAAACGAACTGAGCGTTAGCCTCGCTCAGATTGATCAGATCATGAGGGCTGGAATAGTGTACAAGGCGTGTAGAGTGAAGAACTCGACGCTAGAATTCTCTGCGATGTCCTTCTTGACGTGCATAATGTCTAGAAATGATAGTTCTACAAGGCTGCAAGACATTAGATATATCCTTGGAGCCATCACGGGAATCGAAGGGAAAGGAGTCGACTTCATCAGGGACTACTTTGCAAAACAGTGCAGGTCAAAGTTCTGCTCAGCGGTTATGTTTATGGCTAGAAGGTGGCTTGTCCGAAGTCTTTCTTCCGACAATAAATCCGAAATGATAGGATTAATGTTCAAGTCGTTTGTGGAAGGGAGGACTTCATTTACTGTTAAGTTACCTGGGTTCTTTGGGAGTTCCGACCAAGTGACTCCGAACGAACTGATCCAGATGATATACCTGGGGAACCTTTTGTCAAAGGAGATCGCCAACAAGAGGCACAAGATTCAAGGGATGCTCGAGAAGCAAGTCGAATGTGAGATGAAATGGTCAGAGGAGAGAACATACGATGTTAGCATAGCAGAATGCATTAAAAGCCCAACAATGTTTCAGTATTGCGGATCGGCCATTCGATCCATGACTAGGGCATACTTTGAGAACAGAGACAATTCTGTCCAGCTGAAAGACTTCTTCAAATCTATTCACGACCCTGCCATGGATTACTTCAAAACCACTAGTTCGGTTACTTCCCTTGATAAGACAGACAAGTTGTCCAAGACGACATTGTTCGACAACTTATCGAAAAAGGCCGCTGAAGTATCCTGGTGGATGTTCAATATTTCGAAGCAAGCGTCAGGAGACTTTGTAGCCAGCCTGTTCCCAAAGGACCAGATAGGAGCGGCGAGGGAGATCCTAATCCAGAATATAATATATAGGAGTAGGATGTGGCTGCTAGAAACTTGGTCCAGGAGTCTGTGCAAGACAAGCGAAATGGAAATGCTGGTCAACCCGAATAAGGAAATAATTCAGACTGTCACGGTTCAAGAAGCTAGAGAACAGGCTAGCACTATGATCAGGAACGGGAGGATCTCAGTGTTCATGTCCGAAAATAGGGATGCCACTAGGTGGTCACCTGGAATGAATCTAGACGCCTTCCATAATTACGTGGAAGAAATGCCAATAGGAGAAAACCTCAAGAGCCAGCTGAATGATGTGATCCAGATGAATAAGACTAAATATGTACTGCCGGACACGGAGACAGTCAAGTTCATGATCACCAAGACCGGCAGGTGGGACGACCAGTCTCTGATCTCAAAGTGGGCATCGATATTGGGAGAGCTGTCGAAGCCGAGGTCATCTCATTCTTCGGACGGCCCGGAAAATGAAATATACAATAAGTGGCTGAACGACGGGTACATCACCTTGACAGTGGGCGGAGGACAAGGAGTCATGCATTACTTCTCCTCGTTCTTCCACTGTGTTCTGGAGGAGTCATTTGACAGGCTAGCCGCTAAGGCTTGTGAAAAGTTTGGTGTAGAAATCCATCTTTCCAGGACACTGCTCTCATCTGACGATAAGACAATTATGAGGCTCTTATCGTCAAGTAGCCTCAGGAAAACTATTAGCATGAGCACCACACTGTACCTACTTAATGATGCTTACAGTACGCTAGTGAACATTCATGGAAATAAGAAGAAATCTTTCGGGTCCACAATGATCAGCGAATTCAACTCTCTTTTTGTAGTAGGCAGGACACCTTATTACGCCTGGATCAAGGATGCATATACTCTTGCGAGGCCAACAGACTACACTTACCCCAGGCAGGGGGTTAGCGATAACATAGGAAATCTTCGAAGAATGATGGATCACGGGTTTACGGTAACCGAAGTCCAAAAACTCGCTGCATACAAGAACGAAGAATTCCTCAGGCAAACTGGACTCAGCCTGTCCGAACTAAAAGATCTCTTAGGAGAAAATTTGCCTTCTTCTACTGGGCTGATTGACTTGGACCTCCTACCTGTGCAATGCTATTATGGTGTTGACACTGAAAATGTGATACCTTCCATTAGAGACTTCAACGAGAGGATGAATACAGATGCGAACGAAGAAATGAATATGCTGGTTCTAAAGAAATCGAGAAGGATAAAAGTCTCTCACTGGAGCTGGACGAGCCGATCAGGAAAGATATCTAAGGAGCTCATGGAGGATTACAGATTTAGATCACTGACATCGAGTGACTTTAAGACTTATGTCCATGGGAGATCATCAGGGTCAAGGCAAGTGTCGGCCTTGAAGGAGTACTTGACCTCTCTTCCTGAAAATGAAGAGTACAACCATCTTAAGACCATTCACACTCTGATGAGAACCGCCGGGTACACCACACAGCCTGTCTGGTATGACGGCACGAAGTACAACAACCTGATGACCCTACTTGGGAAGATTAAAAATTCTGATGTTGGGCACAAAATAGTGTGGAGCCCGGAATTCTCGAGTGCCGTGGAGACGAATCTAAAATTCCTAGAAGACTGCAGGGAAGGCAGAGTGGATAGGACAGTGAAGATTCCCAACAAGAGGGCCTACCTAATAAACATTTCTTACCACGATCGGCCGATTAGGAACATGGATGTCTTGAGGAGGGGGGTCACCTCTGAGCGAGACTGGGACTATGCAATTCAAATATTCATCGAAAATTTCATGGAGGAAAACGGGATAGCGGGAAGTGCCCACGATTTCCTAGAAAAAGTGAAAACGGACAGCGAATTCGCAGGGAAGTTTTTCAGGAACGCGAGGTCAACGTTCCTAAGGTACAAGGACATCAGAATTAGAACTATGTCGTCCAAAGGGACCGTCTCCTCCAGAGGGCCGGAGAATCTGAGACTGTTGTTCGCAGAAAACTACATGCAGAATTATGTGTATCATGATGTAAGTGACTTCGGGGATAAGGAGGTTGCAAGCATGTTGAAAGCTCTGGAGACAGGCAGGTTGTTCGTCAGAGGGCCTGTCGAAATTTCACACGTTGACATGAATGACTCGTCTTGGGCGATCGCTTACTCCATGTCCCTTCTCGGGCCTTCCGCTACCAGGGCCCAATTTGCAGGGACGAGGTTTTTGAGGAACTCTGAATATGGCTTGCTTATGCACGGATTCGAGTTCCTGGTGTACGAACTTAAGGGATCAAAAGGGAGATGTTGGGTAGGGTCAAATTATACCGACATTTCCGAAGAGTTTGAGAGAGCTTGCCACTACGAAGTCATGTCCTGGGGAAAGGTTTCCTTCCAGGGAACAGTGAACAGCATGTCGCCGATGGGTGTCTCGTATGAAAATAACTGCAAGAGGCTGTCTGTTTCTTTCACAAAGAACTCTGGAAAGATGAATGCTGTAGTTGACATATTAGGGATAGGGAAATTCAACCTGGCTGAGGTGGGGGCAGACACTGTCCTGAAAGCAACTAATTTAGCGAACGAGTACAAGCTGGAAAGGGATTGGTACAATACTCTTGAATCCTCTTGCATCGAATTCACGGTGCCTAGGTGGGGGAAATCAAGGATTGATGATGAAGTTCCAGAGACCGATGATCTTGATGACTTGCTGAACTACTTCTCTGGTGACATGAACAATGATGAGCTGCCGGGGGATGATACCTTCTTGGAGCATGCACTGAATGTTGTAGATATGCTAGACAACATTAATCAAAAGGTCGGAGCGGATTTAGACAAGACCACACTTAGAACGGAGATTTATAAAGGGCTTGTCCGGCTATTTGACGACTACATTCTAATTGACGATGCTCATCGAAGTTTCCAACTGGAGGGTGGTCAAAAAGTGTCAGCCCAGTTTTACGGTTGCTTGTCGATGTTCTGCTACATAAACTTCCTAAGGAAGAAAGTCCCCGGGCTAACCATGAATGCAAAGCTGATAGAACTGATCTGCGAGGCTTACCGGCTAATCATCCCGGCTGGGATAACTCTCAAACACATCCCTTCTTTCGACCCTTCTTCTGTCTTCAAAAAGAGGACTAGTGGAGGTGGAGACAGGAAATCCGCAATGGATCGGCTGGGATTAGGCATGAGGATATACATTCAAGATAAGGATGGTATCTTTAAGCCGACCCAAGTCGAGGAGGTGAAAGGCGAAGTCACAAGCAAGGAGGTGACTATCAATCCAGAGACCCTCGAGGAAATAAAGAGAGTAAGCATCAGGGGAATTCTCAGTCAGAAAGTTAAAAAAATATTCAAGGAGGCAAGGGCCGGGCTGAGGGAGATTCGTAAATCTGAGACCAAAATTCAGCCAGCCACCAGGAGGAAGAGCGACATGAAGGAATTCTTGAGACAGATTTCCAAGAAAGTGTCCAATGACAGGTTGAAAGACAGGAGAGAGGCAGAGAGGTTCGAAGAGGACCAAGCAGAAATCGTGCTCATGCATCAAGAGAAGGAAACTTTTGTCTTGGACAGGCCTCTTAGAGAATGGAAGCATGAGGACGTGACAGCCGGCGTGTTTGGAAACATTAGCTGGACTGGGTCTATAAGGCATCTGACAAAAGTAGATGTTCCGGGAGATGGCTATTGCGGAGCTCACGCTCTGAAGGAGTTGCTGAATCACGCTGGAAAAGAATACACTTTCATAGATGTACTATCTAGATGCAGAGAACAGAGCGGAAGAGAAGACTGGTTTTACACAGAAGACCTAATGAAAGTTGCCGAAACAATAGGAGTGTCGTACATAATGGGATCAAAAGATGAGGCCGTTGTGCACGGGAAGGGCAGCCTGATTGGAGCCATCTGGTGCGATGGGGTTCACTACACTCCATATGTTTCAGAACACAATGTAGTCCCTGAAGTAGTCTTTGAATCTAGCAGTAGCAGCAGCTCTGCAACTTCAATGGTTTACACTGCTCTATACAGCTGTGGGTTGATCGAAGAGGATGTCTTCCTGAGGCCGAAGGAGGACTTGTTCGAGGAGTGCAATTGCGACATGATAGATGGCTGCCACTTCAAGAGCATACACTACTTGTGCAACAAGGGAGTGGTAGACGGCTGCAAAGTAGCAATACCAAAGATCAAGAAGAAAGGGACCTTCCCGTCTGAGAGGATGATCGAGTCAGTGGAGCTCGTGTGCTCATGGCCGACCCGCAAATACGAAACTTACGACGTGAATCACGAACCTTTCACGTACACTTTGGAAGGAGGATCTAGAGAGCTCCCGGGGGTATTTGAGCTATTCTTTGATCAAGACTTTTACGACAGAGACACTGAGGGATCTGAAAGTAGGCTATGGCGAGACATCCTGGAAAGGTTCTGCATGAGGGCGGTTCTAGAAGAGACCGGGCCTAAATCATCTTACATAATAGACGCTGAAAAAGAATCAGAAAGAATAGTAGAACACGAGAGATACAGGCTGGAACAGGACTGTAAGGAGGTCAAGCTTAACTGGAGGTTGAATAGAGTGGAAAAAACTGAAGATCACGATAGATTTGTCAAAGAAGCAATGAGGGTCGTCAAGGATCATAAGGGAGAGTTGAGGTATTTCCCGATGAACCCAAGGCTGAAGGAGACTGAAGAGTTTAGGAAGAACGTAGTGGAGGCTGGGGGACTTAGGGTATTGTCTAAAACCATTGGAGCTTTTTCGGGGCTCATAGGCAGACAGAAGTCCAAGGAGAAGCTGGATAGAGAGAAAGCCAAATATATACCATATCTGGAAAACCTTTACAGAGCTGTTAGAGAAGATATAGGAGAGGGAGTAGAATTGGAAGCCGAAGGAGACTTAGCTGAATTCCTAGAAGAGTTTGAAGAGGAGAATGACTTTTCAACTCCCGAGTTTGAAGAGGGCAAGAAAATGAC